TTTTTTCCGCTGTCGCTCTTATTGATTTTGATACCATAGCGTACCGCTTTTTTATGTTCCCCGCCGCTTTCCTCTAATGCAGCCAGAATTGCATTTGTATTTGCGTGTGTACTGTCCAATGTTTCTTTATCTGCTAAATAAATTCTTGCCATGCTCTGCTCCTTATACTGATTCTAAATACACCATGCCGCCATTAATCCCTATTGTGTAGGTAATGCCCGTTGTGCCGTCCGTCATGCTGTTAATTCCCTTTGCCATATTCTCACAGGCAGCCGCCGCTTTATTTGCCGCTGCGGCTGCATTATTGGCGGCTGCTGCCTTTGTGTTCGCCTCGCTGGTTGCTGTCTGTGCGTTCTGTGTTGCTGTTACTGTATTGGCTTTGGCTTCATTTGCCGCCGCTGCTGCATCATTCGCTGCCTTAGCTGCGCTGTTCCCGGCTGCGGCTGCTGCATTTCCTGCTTTCGCCGCATTGTTGGCGGCTGTAGCGGCTTCGTTGGCTGCATTTGCTGCACTGTTGGCTGCTCCTGCTGCCGCTGTCGCATCTTTCTTTGTCTTGTCTACGCTGTTTGCCGCCGCATTTGCTGCCTCTGCTGCATCGTTTGCCGCCTTGGCTGCATTGTTCCCGGCTGTTGCCGCCGCATTTCCGGCTTTCGCTGCGCTGTTTGCTGCTGCCGCTGCTGTATTGGCATCTGTTGCAGCCTGTTCTGCGCTCTTGGTTGCATTTATCGCCTTATCTATCTGCTTATTCATCGCAATAATGCTTTCTGCCATATCCAGAAACTCATTATCGCTTATCAGCCCGTTTTCCTTGTACACCGTTGGCGTAATCTTCGTGTAATACGTTGCGCTTCGTAATACGGCTGTTCCGTTGTATAAAACAATTTCCCCACGCCCAGTGCCGGAAACTGCCAGCATCTGCTCTGTATATGTCACTGTAATAACATTCCCGTTGATTGTGGCATTGTTCAATACAAATTTGCCGTCTGGCTTGTAATACTTAATTTTGGCTGTTGTCCCGGCTGGTACGGTAAACTCTTTCTTATTCTCCAACAGTGTAATTTCCACTATCCGGCTTTCTTTCTCCCCAGCTTTTGCCACGACATACTCAAAAGGTGCGCTGCCGTCAAGCTCAATCTGTATTCTCTGTACATTCTGTAACGCCATGTGCTACTCCTTTCTGCTCAATGTATTAAGCAAATCCTTATTTGCACAGCCCCGGATATCCGCAAGCACTGCCGTTACAATCAGATCTGTTAAATATGCTGGCAGTCCATAGGCTGCCTGTACTTGTAAAATTGCTAATGTCATGTCTTCATGCGCTCGGCTTGTAAGTATTCCCATTGGCTCACTCTGTTCCTCTTTTGGTTCATCTGGTAACGGCTGCTCTATATGTTCCTCTGTTGCCTGCTGCATTTCTTCCTGTTCTTTGCTCATTGCGCACTCTCCTTTATTCTTCATTCATTGCAAACAATACTGCCTCTGTAAAATTAAATGTATCCGTCTTTGCTTTGTTTTCCTCTTCCTGTAATGGTGCTGGTGCTTTATTTAATTCAAGCGGCAACGGTGTTGCCTCTTCTGTGATTTCAACCTGTTCTTTTTCCATGTCCTGCTCCTTTATTGTGGAATACTTGTTATTAAGCCATTCTTTATATACACGTTTCCATATGTCCAACCAATACCGCCGTTATTGTCTGTTTTATGTATTTCCAATACAACTGGTAATGTCCCTGTAAAAGTTGTATAACCATTTGCGCTACAGTTCCGCAGGTCTACATTGTCCAGTATCCAGCCATGCCCATACATATTGCACCCCAGATGTAAGCCCGCTTGTGTAAATATGCTGTTCGCCCTCGAATAACATAATATGGTTGTATAACTGCTTGCCCCCTCTGTAGGTTTTTGTGCCCATGCCATATACTTTCCTTGCGTTTCTAAATCAAATACAAGCCCTTTATGTGCATTATTGTCTACCCACTGGTTTGTACCAATTTTTCCAACATAATAATTATCTCGGTAAAAATGGTTTCCCTGTTCATCAAATACAGCACGTTTTTTAGAAGCACTTACACCATAATCATAAATTGCAATTTCTCCTGCGTTAATCTGCACATATTTTGAGCTGTTATTAAATGCAACAATGACATTGTTGTAGTACTGTGTAATATAGCTACCTACGTTTCCTTTTGTTACGCAGCTTGTGATATTTTCAGCATTTACTTTAATAGAGGCTCTTAATTCGTCCTCTATCCCTTTTGCTCTTTTAACTTCCTGCGTAATAGAATCACTGTTTATTTTTAACTGTGCCTCTGTATATACCGACATCTGCCCCAGCACTTCTACATCTTTTACATATACCGCTGCCCCTTGCGTATAGGCATACAAATATAAATACCTTGTGCTGGTGCTTTCTGGTAATGTTACCTCTCTTTCTACGGTTGTCCATTCTGTGCTTTTCAGTAATCCGTATGCCGTTGTCTGTGTGGAATAAAAAGTACACTGTACTCTTGCGTTGCTTTCGCTCCCGCTTGCCGCTGCTGCCTTATACCGTACTCTATACGTTCCGGCTGGCAATACGCCAATCTTGCACCGTATGTATGATGGTGTGCTGGAAGTTTTTGAGATCTTGGCGCATACCCCCAGCGTGCTATCCGTAATAACCTCATTATTTTCACTGCTCGTATACCATTCATCTGTAAAACCGTCCTTGAAATCTCCACCTGCTACATAATTGTGCATGTTATGCTCTTCAATAGTTTTGCATAGCAATGTAATTTCTGATGCTGTGCTTTCAATTTTTGCCGTCATTTCCTTTGTGACGGTTTCGCCCACACTGTTTGCTTTCTCTGCTGCATAGGCATTTGCTGCTGCCTCTATTGCAATAGAAACGGCTGTTTGATACTCCGTAACCGCACTGCCATACTCGCTGTATGCTGTTCGGTATGTTTCCATGTTTTTTTCAATCTCTTCTTTTGTTTCAGAATTTATAACGTTGTTGATTGCTGTAACCAGCACATTATATTTGGCAGTATTGGCAGTTCCAAATACAGCAAGCCACGCTTTATGCATTGCATTCAATTCCGCAGACGGCACATAATCATTATCAAATAACTCTTCGTGTTTTGCGTCTGCCTCTTCTTTTTCTTTCACAATGATCTGCAACATTTTCTGTATGGCAGCCTTTTCAGATTCCGTTATTATCCCGTCTGCTACTGTTGTTTCCAGTTCATTGTTGATATCGTCAATAGCGTTATTTACGTCTTGAATTTCTTTGTTGGTACTTTCCTGTAACCCATTCGCATACTGCTTTGCGCTGTTTAATGCTGCCTCTGCTGCATCTGTTGCGTGTTTAGTTACTTTGTTCCTGTACTCAACATCTAACGCCTCTGCATACACTGTCCCAGCTTTTAATATTGCCCCGGTTAATTCCCCGGCGGTAATAAAATCTGCTACTATCTGACCGTCTGCGGTTATTGCTGTCGTGAACTCTCCATTTACTCCCGTACTGCTGTGCCCCAGTCCGGCAAGATTCCAACGCCATACGTTTTTAGCTTTTGACATATCCGGCGTATCAAGTATAAATATTTCCTGTGGGTTCTTTTCCGGGTGTAATACCACATAACCACCGCTGTTGCCAGTGATTGCCGCAGTCACATTTTTAATGGTGTTCTCAATCTGCTTTTTGATTTGCTCCGCTCTTGTCTGGTTCTTTACTATCAGCTCCTGCGCCTCTTTCTGTGCCGCAGTAATGGTTTTAGTCAGATTCGTGCGGGCTGCTCCAATTTCAAGCGATTCGTAACGTTCTTTTATGCTGTCATATTTTACTTTCGTAATCTTTGCTTTTACGTTGATATCAAGCGGCAAGATTTTAACCGTAACAATATCGCACAGCTTTACACTCTCAAAAGCCTTTATATTTTTATAATCTTTGGTTTTCTTCAACGATGCAAAAGACAAGGTAATATTTACTTTTGGCTCTGTGCTTAATTTGCCCAAATACTCTTTTGCCTTTGCTCGCAGCATGTCAGTAGTAATTATTGTTCCGCTTTCCCATTCCCCGGAAAAGTCTACAATCTCACACCGCAGCGTTGCATATTTGTTTGCATTCTCATGCTGTAATATCTTTTCCGGCAATGTTATGTATGTTTTCTGCTCCGCTCCCTCTGCGGTATATTTCGCATATGGGAAAATTACCGTTACAACATCTGCAATATTCTTTTCCTGCTTTGCATCTATCAGATTCTTGCCGTACTCAATCGTTACGCCATTGTCTACGCCCCTTGCTTTTAAAAGCTCTACTCTGTAATTGTCGTAGTGATATTCTCCACCCCATACGTCCAATAAGCTACCCTCTGTGCCGCCCATAGCGTTTCTGACGCTTACAGCCCCGTCTATACTGGTGCTGTTGGTTGTGGTAATATCACTTGCACAGGTAAACTCATGCGGCAATATCGCTGCGTCCAGCAACTCATGTAATGCCCGTTCTCCGTTTACCTCACTTACTGTAAAACAGTCTACCGGGTTGCCGTTCAGTTCATAACTGATATGTTCCCCGTACCATGTTGTATTTTCTCCTACAGCTTTCGTATGGTTGTAAATACGGAAAAGCTGCGGGTTATCTTCATCATTCGCCTTTGCTTTTATGATTGCGTCATTCTCTAAGTATTTCGCCAAATGTCCTTTTGTCGGATACGTCAACGCAAGCTCATATATTCCGTTTCTTTCCTCGGTTACAATGCAGCTTACCGCATCTGTTAAAAACCCTATTCCATTTGTCGTAAAATCTTTTTCTAAGGCATCATATAGAATCGGTATCAAAGTCTGCACCACCTCGGTATAATTTCCACTTTTGTTACATTGCCAGCCCAGCTTATGTTATTTGCTCCTGCTGTCAGCTTCGGGAAAAGTTCAGTAACCATTTTACTGTTTTGTAGCAGATCGCCTTTATATGCGTTCATTATTTCGCCGTCAATCTCAATGTATTCGTTCACATCTTTAAAGGTATGTGCCCGGTTATTGATATACAGCGTAATGCCACCACTTCCCGTTATTTTTATATACGGCGTTGCCGTAAATCCCTCTGTGTTGTATATGGTTGCTGCTTTCGTTAGGGTTATTGTCTTATCCCCATTCAGCCGCCTTTCATATGCTTTGCACATGAATGTTATTTCTATCTCTCCCAGTAACCGCTTTGCCAGTTCTGACACGCTGGCATTACTGTTTATATACGCCAGCCTATAGCGTTCTGTATTGTAAGTGTCGTACAGCCTGCTATACTCTATTCCCGGCGCATACAGCCACATATAAATGCTGTGTGCCAGTTCTTCTAAGCTCCTGCCCTGTGTCGCATCTACACAGCATGTATATTTCTGCTCGTAATCTTTAAATCTCTGATTGTCCAGCGTGTCTATTCTATTGTCCTGTATCAAGATGCCCTTTGCTGGCACTTCTACGGTTTCAATCTCCGGCTCTGCTGCTGAATCGGCGGCACTCTGCCCTGTAATAAATAACCCCATATCCAACGAATTTATGCCGTTATAGGTAAAGCTATTTGCACTTTCAAAATATTCACTAAGCATATGCCGCCTCTTCCCTTTCTTTTATTTGGTCTGCAATTTCCAATATTTCCTCTGTAAGTTCTCTTATGTCCTGTTCCCTGTTGTTGTAAAAATTCTCAATTTTCAATTTAATTTCATTTGTTGTACTGCCGCCCTGTTTACCGTTTACGGTATCCATTGCGGTATTTCTCGCCGTTGGTGTCAATGGTGTTACAATCGTCTGACCGTTTACCATTTGTATTAACTCTGGTCCCGCCTCTGCAACCATTGCCGCACCATTCTGTAATACACCACCATGTGCCAGCCTTGGCAGGCTTAAATATCCCAGCCCGCCTATGTTTACGCCCGGTATCTTATTGATTAAACCGATTGCCCCGTTAATCAGCCCTATTGCACTGTTAATAGTTCTTTCAATCGTGCTTATTACTCCGTTGATTCCGGCACGTACTGCCCCGCTGATTGCATTTGATATTGCAGTGCCCAAATTAGAAAACGTGCCTTTGATTCTGTCCCATAAGCCGCTGAAAAAGCTGCCCCAGTTTGCAAATACCTGTTTTACAGCCTCCCACGCTGCACTAAATGTTGTCCTAAAGAAATTTCCTACTGCACTGAATATTGTTTTTACACTGTTCCATGCTGTGCTGAAGAAATTAGCAAAACCAGCCCAAATGCTTTTAATTCCGTTCCATGCGTCACTGAAATTCCCCGTTAATACATCTTTTACTACTGAAAAGATTGTTTTAATGCCGTTCCATACCGCTTGGAAATACGCTACTGCAACGTCCCATACTGCCTTTATGACTTCCCACGCCGTACTAAAGAACGCCCCTAGCACTTCCGCTACTACAGAAAATACAATTTTGATATTTTCCCAAATTGTAGTAAAGTACATTACCGCAACGTCCCAAACGGTTTTAATCAGCTCCCACGCAACCGAAAAGAAGCCGCTTAGCACTTCGCCAACTACAGAAAATACAGTTTTTATTGCTTCCCACAAAATCATAAAATACGGTGCTACCAAATCCCACACTGCTTTTATGATCTCCCATGTGTTGCTAAAAATCTGTGCAATATCTGTCATGATCTGCTGAATTACGCCCCATATCATTTCTATGTACGGCTGTATAAATCCCCATATCTCCTGTATTTTGTCCCATACTGCGCTTATAAATTCTTTGATTGCATCAATGGCATTTCCCACAAAATCTTTGATTGCAGAAAAAATACCGTCAACTATCTCTCTGAACCATTCACACTTGTTATATAAGACAACCAACGCCGCCACCAATGCGGCTATTGCTATCACTACTATCATTACGGGATTCGCTGCCATTACTGCATTTACTGCTGCAATCGCAGGCTTTAACATCTTGCATACGTTTATTATGCTCGATATCGCTCCCGCCACCTTGCTTATAATCAATAGTGCCGGGGCTAAAGCTGCCACAACTGCCAGAATAATAGCAATCGTCTCTTTCTGCCCATCTGACAAGTTTCTAAACCAGTCCGTAAAGTTCTTTACTGCACTTGTTACTTTTTCAATGGCAGGCTTCAATGCTGATAACGCTGTGCCTGCCAAATCACTGCCCGCAAGTTTCAGATTATTCAGCGTTGTTTTCGCTTCGTCCCATGGGTCTAATGTTGCCTCATAGGTATCCTGTACTACGTTCCCGTAATCGTCCAACGATGCACCCAAATCGTCTAAGCTCAACTTACCCTCTCGGATAGCCTGCGCCATTTCCGCAAAACCTTTAGAGCCAAACGTTTCCTGCGCTATAGATAACGCCTCTGTTTCTGTGCTGGCGTTTTTGATTCTGTCAATCGTCTTTTGCAGTGCTTCATTTGTGCTTAATCCCTCTGCGGTATAATTCTTAACGGACTTTTTCAGTCCTGCCATTGCTGTTGTTGCATCAACACCGTTGTTCTCAAATGCAGCCAGTAAATTTACACTTTCTGTAATCCCCAGCCCCATTTCTTTTAATGTGCTGCCGTTCTGCATCAATGAATTTTCCAACGTATCCATTGATAACCCGGTATCCTGCCCTGTCTTTGTCAGAAGTCCCAGCACATTGCCCGCCTGCGATGCGTCAACATTGAATTTATTTAAAATCGTGTCCACATTATCAATGGACGTATTGAGGTCTGTATCATTGATTTCAGAGAACTCTATAAACTGCTGTGACAGTTTTTCAAGTTCTTCCCCCGTGAGCTGGAAACGTGTATTTACTTCTCCGATTGCCGTACCTGCTGTTTCTGCATCAATCGGCAAACTTGTAAATATGTTTTCCATGCTGCCTTGCAGGTTTTCCAGTGCTTCGCCTGTTGCGCCTGTTTTGGTTATTACAATGTCATAGCCGTTATCTATGTCCATTGCTGCCGCATACGATGCAGCCCCCACTGCTGCCGCTCCTGCGGATACTGGGGCTAATGCTTTTGCTGCTGCTCCTGCTTTATCGCTCACAGTATCCAGTACATTTGCTGCTGCATCAATCTTGCTTACTTTTTCTGCTGTATCGTCCGCAGCATCTGCCACGCCCTCAAGTTCTTTGTTGCTTTCCTGCGCCTGCTGCTCCAAATCTCCCAGTTTGATTTCCGTTGATGCAATTTCTCTTTGCAGTGCCCGGTACTGTTCCTCACTCACTTCTCCGTTTTCAAACTGTTCCTGTACCTGTTTTTCCGCTTCTTTCAGCGTATCCAGCTTTTCTTTTGTACTTCCTATAGCTTCTTTCAGAATCTTTTGTTTTTGCGCCAAAAGCTCTGTATTTGAGGGATCTAGTTTTAATAGCTTGTCTACTTCCCTCAATTCTTTCTGTAAAGAACTGCATGAGCTGTTTACCCCGGAAAGTGCTTTTGATAATTTGGTAGTATCGCCGCCAATTTCTATGGTAATACCTTTAATGTTTCCTGCTGCCATGCTACCGCTCTCCTTTCCGCATCTTTTCCCGCAGTTTCTTTCTATCCGGCTTTGTCTGTTCCATTCTCCAGCAATTATCTAAATACTCTCTGCCCTCTTTCGTCTGCATGAGCTTATGTATATTTGCCTCTCGCATAAAATATAAATACAAATCTATTGGCATTTCCTGCACATCAAATATTGTGATGTTCAGATAGTCAATTACCAGCTTTTCCCCTTTTGTATTTAATCTATAATGCACCTCGTCCCCGCTGCCGCCGCCCGGATAATACGGCATTTTTAATTTGGGTTATTCTTAATCGAATTGACAAAATCACCATAATCGTTAATGTATGCCACGATTTCCTCAATGTCGTACTCTTCGCTTTCCAAATACTCTGCTGTAATCCGCTCCCCGTTTTTATTGTTAGATAAGATTTCAGCCATAAGTGACAACATTGTTTTATATACTTCTTTGCCGTCCACTTCCTCTTCGTCCATATCACTGATTTCCTGCATCTTTTCAAATGTGCTTTTCTTTGGCATGTTTACAATTACTACTTTGCCGTCTTTCAGTGTCGTTGTATAAAAACTTCGTTTCATTTTTCCAAAATTAAAGCTTTTGTTCGCCATGCTTTACTCTCCTTTTTTAGCTGCGGGAAGTGCCCCGCAGCTTTTTCTTTACACTTCTGTAACGATATCCTCGTCAAAAATCAATAATGTGCCGTCTTTATCCAACGGGTGCGCCTTAAACTGCGGCTCGATTGTGCTTTCTGCATCTTTGGCAAATGTAAAGCTAAAGCCTGCCTCATTTCTTCCCACAATCGTTACTCTGATATTGCCGTCCTCACTATCTTCGTGTAAGAATCTAATGAGGTATTTTTTATTGTTCTGGTTTTTGATTCCACCGATTTTTACAGTTCTCTTTTTGGCTGTTTCGGTTACTCTCGCTGTTGCACACAATTTTTCAAGTGTCTTTGCGCACCATGTAAGCAACCCTGCCTTTAATGTCACATCTTCACTGGTTAAAACCGTTTTCTGTACAACGCCCAAATCGTCCTTTGCCGTATATGTTTCTGCGGTATACTCCAACGATGCGCCGCCCTTGATATGTGCAAGCTGGTTTGCATCTGTTTCAATCGCTGTATCTTCCGGGATTTCCCCAGTAAAAACCATACAATACAGCTTTCCACTGCCCAAAATAATTCTTTCGCTATCCATATCCTTATCCTTTCTTTCTCACTTTCTCGTAAATTGTAAATTCGTATGCGGTCTGTACCATATCCTCACTTTCAATCGTATCTTGGTACTTTGTGTAATCCACATCAAATAACACTTTCTCTTCAATTTCTTTCTCTAAACTGCCGTCTGCCACTTTGTCTGTGTACAGTTCCAGTGCTGCGTGTATCTCATGTAACAAAATTCTTTCATCACTTCCACGCCCGACTACCTGTGGTACGATATACACAAGATATGGCGGCACTGGTAACGGGTTTTCTTTCGTTTCCCGGAACGCATCTTTTGCAAGTGGCAGCCCCGTTGCTTTTGCCCTGTCAATTATTATTTCTAACCTCACTGCTGCACCACCTTTTCTATACGCTCCTGCAATTCTGTTACCATTTTTTCCTCTACAGGCTTAATATGTACCCTCGGATTTACGCGCCCGCCGTTTCTACTTGCGTGTCCGTATTCCAGTAAGTGCGTAAGTTGATAATCTGTTTTATTAAACACTGTATTTCTTTTGGTGCGGGTATCTGCATAGGTCTGTTTTTTTCTCCAACCTCTTCTATAACTGCCTGTCAGCTTTGGGCTGCTCTGTTTCAGTTCGTCCACACCCTCTTGTGCCACATCATCAACTATCGTTTTTATTTCGTCCGCTACGTTCTGGTCGTATTCCGTAAGCCCGGCTGCAATCTCTGTTGCAAGGTCTTTTATATCTACTTCTTTACTCAACGTCTGCCCACCCGCTTTTCTGCATACAATTCTGTCTTTTCTTCGTTCTTCCGTTTGTATGTTCGGTATACCGTCAGCCTCTGCCCGTTGTACTCAATTTCTGTTTGATTGCTGTACTCAAAACTCCATACCACAAACTTGTATTGCGGCTTTATGTCCTTTTGCCCCACTGCCTCAAACTCGCTTTGCGTAATGCTCTCAACGTCACAGAAAATAATAGTTTTCTCCACCTCGCTGTCATTGATCTGCTCGCATAACGTAATTTCTTCCTGCATCTTATCCCTCTTTTGTGTTGTAATCTCCGGCAAGACACAGTGACATTTTCAACGCCTCGTAACTCTGCCTGTATCTATCTGCTGCATTTTGGTAATTAAACTCTGCTTTCACAAACAACGTAACGGCTCTGATAATAAGCGCATCATTTTCATTGATATTTACCACGCCCGCAAGCTGTAAATCCAACTTGCAGGCTGCAATGCTGTTGTTTATGTCCTGTTCAATCACTGCGGATTTGCTTAAAATCCTCATGCTGCTTTTTATGGTATCTGTTAATATTGCTTCCATAAAACCGCCTCTACTTTGTGATTTTCGCCACTCCTGCTGCCACTAAAACCTCTGCACGTTCTGCTGTTACAACAAATTCTGTGCCCGGCTCAAACGTCTGCTGTGCCAGCTTATCTCTGTATGTTTCAATAACCGTTACTCTCACGCTGTCTTTTTCGGTGTCCGTTTCGGACACTTCCGGCGTTGGTGTTTCCCGTTCAGTTTCTCCCGGTGTTTCTGGCTGCTGTGGTTCTTCCTCTTCCGGCACTTCCACCTCTTCTGCTGCAATCCTTTTTGCAAGCTCTTCTTTCGTACCGCCGTCACTTAATCCCATTTCACTTGCAAGTTTCTGTAAATCTTCTTTTTTCCATTTTGCAAGCTCTTTTACATCAAAATGCGTTTGCATATGTCCACCTTTCTATGCGGCGGTAAACCCGCCGCTCTCATTTACACGCTCTGGATTTTTTCCAGTACAACCAGACTGTTTTTATCGACCACTTTACCGTCTACCAGCATAATGCCCTTTGTTACCTGATCGTCTGTTTCGTTATCTTCGTACTTCTTTACTCCCATTGCATAGTTAGTATTAAGCACGTAATCTTTGAAATTAAACAGGAAACCAAATTTAGTTCCTGCTGCAAGTGATTTATCATAGCTCTTGACATAATCACAGCACACTACCGCTCTGCCCAGCAACGTTCTTTCCGGCTTTCCTGCAATTCCATAATTTACTCTACCAATCGGCTGCCCGTTTGTATCTGTCAGCCCGTAGTAGCTCATAAACGTTTTTTTGCTCATACACCACACTGCACCATTTTCGTATGCCTGCGGTAATGCTGCCTCTGCCGCAATTAAATCAGCGTATGCAGGTGCTGCGCTTTTTACAGTCTGCCCCTCGGCTGGTGTTTCTGCCAAAATTCCCTTTGGCTTTCCTGTACCGTTTCCGTCAATAATTGACTGTTCCAGTGCTTTTGTCATTGCCTCAACAATATTGTTAATCAGCAATGTTTCAAATGCACTGATTGCCATTGTATCAACCTCTAAGGATACCGCTACAGCGCAACGCAGTTTATGGTATGCGAAAGTAATCATGCCGCCCTTTGTAATATCCTTTTTCTGCTTATCACTGCCTGCTCCCTCATTTGCCCATGTTGCTGTTGGCTTAACAGTGGATACCGGGATAGATACACCGCCCTTGTACGCTGTTCTTGTAACCAGTGCAAGAATCATACCCGTATTTTCCAGTTTTTCTACAATCTGATTTAATACAGTTGTCGGAATTGTTGCGCCTACGTCTGTTGTAGTACTGATTGCATCGCTTCTGTACTCTGCCGGGATTGCTGTACCTCTGCATACATACTGCATAAATGCTTTTCTGTATGCCATGCTACCGTATTTGTCCCCGTTCTGATTTTCTCCGTTTCCCGGCTCTCCTGCGCCATTTGCTCCATTGAAATTACGCAGTAAAGTTGGTTCTGCGCCGTTTCCGTTATCGTCTACCGGGTTGCCTGCTGCAATATTCTCTAACAGTTTTTTTCTGCGCTCCTGCGCCGCCAGCAATCCTTTTCTTTCTTCCTGTAAGTCTGTTACTTCCTGTTCCAGAGTTGCTACCTCTTCGTCTGTCATGTCTGCGCCTCTGGTTGTTAATTCTGTTCTGATTGCAGCTAATCTCTGCTCAATTTCTTTTAATCTCATGTTTTTAATCTCCTCTTTTTTGGGTTTTATATGCTTGCCTGCATCTTTAGTATTGCAATCCGTCTTTTAAGCCTCTCCTGCTTTTCTGCTTCGTAACTCCTACTCGCAAAATTACGGGCTGCTATTTCAGTATCGCCATTGGCAGGTATGCTTACGGCTGATACATCATATACTTTTTTAATTTTTAAAATTGTTCTTGTGCGTGTAGCTCTGTCGTAACTTTCTTCTGATACTGTAAATGCCCATGACATTTTCGTAATCATTCCAGCCTCTATATCTTGGTACAACCCTCTGGCTAAATCTGTTTTACTCAAATCCGCAGCTATTAAAAGCCCTTTATGATCTGGTATCAGAATCAATGTGTTATTTGATTCTCTTGCAAATACACGCCCCTCATGGTCGTATTGCATAATTACATCTGACATATCCGCACCGTCTAATGCGTGTGCATCTATGCGCTCATAAAATTTTGTACCGTCCTCAAATTCATATAGCAGGTACGGCTTATCAAATGTCGTTGCGTACCCCTCAACATAATATTCTGTGTCTATCCGTTTAGCTGCTGCCGCCACAGATAACGGGGCGGCAACTGTTCTGTATTCTCTTTCTTTTTTTACTGGCATTATGTAACCTCTCCTGTTCCCGGCTCTATTGCTCCGTCTATCTGTTCCAGTTGTGGCGTGCCGTCTTTCCCCAGCTCACTTACTTCTGTGTATTCTTTTCTGATGTAATACTTATCTCCATTTTCAACATGCGGCATATTCCAGATATCCATAACACCGTTTCTGTTCAGTAGTGCCCTGTCAAATAATTGCGTGCTTACCTGCAATTTTGTTGTATTTGATGCATACTGTAATCTGTTCGCACTGAATACAATAGAATTACCGCACGTTATTTCTCTTTGGGTAAAAGTCATATTTGTCATAACAAGTGATAGCTGAATTGCAAACGGTTCTATTTTTCCCTCGTAATATGCATTCCAGATATTTTCGTCAAATTTATTCTGCAAAATTTCCATGTTAGTATTGAAATGCGTACACACGTTGTCATTTATTTGTTGTGTTTGCAATGCATTTGGCACGTATGGCTTGCTCTCTACCTGCTTCAAATCACTAAACTTGTTATCATAAATAATCATTCCAGATTTGTTATCTGCACTTAAATTATCCTCGGTAAATCGCTCACGCTCTTTCTTTATGTCCTCTGGTTTCAACATGTTTGCAACCTTTGCCAGAAAACGGATATTTGCAGAGTTTTTTACTGCGTTTATAATTCCCTCATTTTGCGTATGAATCAGTTGCATTGTTGGCTGTAATGTACGGTTGTCCTCTCCGAATAAATCATCTGCATACTCGTAATCTGTCATTATTCCGACTTTTTCAAACTCTATCGCTCCATGTTCTCCATTCGCAAACAAATAACGTAAATAAATCTGCCCGGATACTTCGACAACCTCACAACGCTGTGCCCTCAATGGATACCACCCACACAATGCCCCGTATTCGTCCTCTATCGGAATGATAAAGGCGGTATGTTCCACTGCTACATATGTAGCCAGCCTTTTTATAAATTTTGCCGTATCCATAAAATAATTTGGTTTATGCTGTAGCACCCTTTCCAGATTCTTATGTGCAGTGCCCGTAATCTCCGGCTTTAATTTGCTGCAATGTGTGGCAAAACTATTTACTGCTGTTCGTGTCAAATCCATTTCGTACACACCGCCGCTATAGCTTGTGAACGTTGGGCTGTAACCGTTCAGCATTTTAAAATAATTATCTATTACCCTTAACTGTCTGCCATGAAATAGATAATCTATAAATTTCATACCGTTCACTCTCCTTTCTAAGCGGCGTTTTTCAGCAATTCGCCTACCTCTTCGTGATATTTCTGTCTTACTGTCATTGCATCTATGACAGACACAAAACCGTCTATATGTGCCCGTTGCTCTATCTTTATCGGTCTAAATTTTCTTGTTTCCATGTTGTGCTTTAATGCCACATTCAAAAAGTGCGACTGCAATAATTTATTATTTGCAATTTTAAAATCGCCGTCTTTAAGAACTCCCTCAAACTCCCGTATTACAGGCGTGAGGTTTTCGCCTTGGTAAACATCGTCTGTATGGAATCCGTAATTTTTCAGATCGTCCACAAGGTACTGTGCGCTGTACCTGTCGTATCCGATTTTCAAAACCCTTATGCCGTATGTTTCCAGCAACCATACATACCAGTTAAATACGTCTTTGTAATTAACATAATTGTCCCCAGATAACGTAATAATGCCTTTCTTTACGAAAATGTCATATGGTACGCCGTCTGTAGCCTGCAAGGTTTCCAGCCTGTTTTTCGGCATAAAGAATTGCGTAAATGCGTATAATACGCCCTCTTTCTCTATAACCACGCTTGCGGCTGTCAAGTCTGTTGTTTGGCTCAAATCTATGCCGCCCACTGCATAGCACTCTCTAAAATCTTCCAGCGTTTTTAATATTTCTGCTTTTTCCACTGTCTGATATTCCAGCCATGCAATAGAGCTGTTCTGTTTGATATTGCAGTACTTGGTAAGGAACTCTGCTTTTTTACTTAAACTCCCCTCTGCTACTGCAATTTCATCAATAAAGAAACTCTCTTTTACTGATACACCCATATTAGGGTTTGCTTTTTTCAGTTCGTCTATGTCGTTCCATTTTTCCACATCATCGATCATGTACAAAAACGGTAATAACCTGCGCTCTTTGCTGTTTCCCTTTAAGAAACTTGTGCTACGCTTCATTAGCTCATCATAGATACTATCGTTGATATATCCAGCTGTACTTATGCTTAAAATCATCGGTTGTTTACGTGCGCCTAAAGCAGATTTCATAACCTCATACTGCTTTAATCCAGCGTCCCCGCTCCATGCCGCCATTTCATCACATACTACAAGCTGCGGGTTAAATCCGTCTGACTTTTTAGCATTAAATGCAATCGGCTTGATAACAGTATTGCTCTCTGCAATATAGATATCGCTACGCCGTTTTTTCGCCAGTTCTTCCAACTCTTCCTCTGCCTGTACCATTTGATAGAATCCGTCATATACAAGGGCTGCTTGGTCTAATTTTGGTGCTAAACAGTATATTTCCTGTCCATACTCCGGCTCTAAATAAGCCATGTATGCAATTAGCGCAGATGCAAACAAACTTTTGCCGTTTTTTCGTCCGATAACAATAAAAATTTCACGAAAAACACGTATTTTTTCTGCATCTTGTATGCCAAAAATGGTGGAAACTATAGCTTTTTGCCATAATTCCAACGTGATTAAATCATTACGCCCCTTGCTATGGTGGCAAAATGTTTCTATGAATTTTATAGCTTTATTGGCTGCCTTGGCATTAAAAAAATACTCCTGCGTTTGCAGCCCGTTTATGATGATTTCAAATATTTTTTTAATCCATTTTCCTACGATGATCTCGCCGCTGCTTATCTTTGCGTAGTACTCATAGATATAATTTTTATATGGCATTTGCCCTATTCTTCTCTAAGGGCTGCCAGCTTGCTTTGCTTGCGTTTTGCCGCAGGCACAAGCTCTGTTAATTGCTTGATGATAGCCGCATGCAAATTTCATTCTGTGCCTTTCCCGCAACTATTCTTACATCTTGCCATTTCCTGCCCAGCAAGCATACTTACCAACTCCATAAGTTCATCTGCACCCTTTTCGTCAATAAACTCACATCTAATACAACATGCGTTATATCCACAGATAGCGTCAAATACAGATTGTACCTCTTGACATGTACCGCAATCTTTCAATGTTTCAATCAACCCCACTAGCCCGGTAACTGCCTTTATGCCTAGCTCCCCGCCTTTTCCATGTATCGGTATTGATATTTCCTGTGCCTTTGCTGTGCGTTCTCTGTTTAAAATGATTCTGCTTTTCATTGTGTCTAATTCCTTTCTACTGTTTCCGGCTGCCACCATACCTGCATCTTTTCTACTGATACCTCGAAAGTGGTTCTTTTCTCTTCTGATTCTGTGTTATTATCGCCGTAATACTTTTTCACATACTCCCGGCTCTGTAATCTGCCAGTGATTTTTACAATCGTGCCTCTTTTGTACTTTGCAATCTCGCTGGCGTTCTCCTGCCAGAAAATACATGGGATATGTACGTTTCCACCCTGTATGCAGTTTTCCACTTTCAGCATTACATCTGCTATATGTTTTCCCCTTGGTGTTTCTCTTACTTCCGGGTTATTCACAATTTCCGCTGTTAATTGCACGCCGTTCTGATATTCCGGGAACCCTACTGTTACAACGTGATCTGCAAGGATAAAAACAGCCGTATGCCCGCTTTCTGCGTTCATGGCTTTCTGCAAAATGCCCGTTGCCATAATATCTCTGCCAACCACCATATTTCTTGCTATTGTTTCTGCGTCTATGTTTTCATTTTCCTTTATTTTTGCAGCTACAATTACCGTATCCTCTGCCCCGCTTTTTCTCGGTACACATACCCGCAGCACTACATAGCGGTTTTCTGTGTCGTATCCGCATACCCCGCTTGTTACCTCTGCCTGCTTTACCGTTCCCATAATTCCGGCAAAATTTTCATTGTTCATTTTTGTATGTTCTCCTTTCCGGGTGCGGGGGAAAAATCCCCCGTTCCCCCTTTACTGCTCCGCAGCCGCAGGCATTTCACAAGAAAGACCGGGCGCAATGTACCAGCCCGCACCGCCAGCGGCGTTGCTCAAGTACACGTAAGCCCCGCAATTCAGCCCGCCGTTGCAGGTGCCGCCCACAAGAGGCACAGCCACAATTTCTGTATCTACCGCCCCGTAATCTGCTGCATACTTGTGGCTATCTCCAGCAAATGAAATCGGCAAACGCCCGTATGGTGTCATTACGGTTTTATCTACATATCCATAACGCCAATCATTCCACATATAGCGGTATACGTCTGTATATCCCTCTCCTGTAAAGTTTGGCTCTCCATACGGCAATACTTTTACAATTCCGTCTGCACAGATCAGCTTTGTTAAACGCTCCCATTTATCGCCCCATAATGCCTCTGTATGGAATACCTTAACCTGTGTTCTGAAATCAGACGCACCGTAAAACTGCCCTTTGTCGTTTAATGTGCCTGTATCCGCTGGCTGCCCGGTTCTGCTGTTTCCTGTTCCGTAGGCTGTCTGCAAATCGTCTGTTTTTGCCATAATCTTTAACAGGCAAATAATGTAGTTCCATTCCCACCATGAACTCATGCCCCATTTATCGCCGTTTGCCTTGCAAGCCTCGTTTTCCTGCTTCGCTGTCATATCTCCGATAGTCTGGCAACCACTAAGGCTGCGGGCTACGTTTTCAACCAGTGACGGCGTATAAATATGTCTGTAAAATCCGGCATTTAATGTGCCGTCTTTGCCTGTTCTGTGGTATGCGTTGTATGCAGCATCGTATTTTACGTTGCTCCAAATGATATATTCGTCTGTAGCTGTTTCGTACTGACACAGCCAACCGCCTTTAAAAGCGGACATTGCATTACCTGCATAATAAATATCTGTAATATCGCTCTTTGCCCCGTCCTCTTTCAGTTCGTAATTGTCCGGGTTTAATCTGTAGTCCTCTGTGCCGTCAAACTTAACCATGCAAGGGTAGTTATTCTTTACAAATTCCACATTGCCCCAGCTACCATAGTTAAATGTACCCTCTACAAAATCCATTACCGCAGGTATCATGCCTGCGGCATCGTACAGGTATGTTACCCGCTTGTTGCTGTCCTCTTCATTTTTGTTAATCTTAATTCCAAACCGTACAGCTCTTTCTACTGCTGCCATTACTTCACTCATACTTTTTTACCTCGTTTTCTCATATAAAAAATGTGTAATACAGTGTCATTGTCAAATCACTAAATTTATACTGTGGGTGTTCTCCCGGCTCTAATGGTTTCATTAACCCCAGCTTTTGCCAGTCCTTATGCCGGATATCCGGCACTACCGCAAAATCCTTTACCTCTGCCCGCCATATCTCTTTACTGATCTGGCTTTTATCTTCCCGCAGTATTCCCAGCCAGCCTATGTATACGTCTGCCTCACTGGTTTCGTACCTGCTGCCCTTGCCCTTAACAATGCGTATTCTTGTTATGTTGTGTATTGGCTCTATGAATTGCTCTAATGTCATTCTTTTATTTTTCCGGCATTTCGTATATTCTCGGTATTTCCGCTGCAAATGGTGGAAATGCTGGCGCACCCTTTAAAAATCCGGGGCTGCCCGCTGAATACAAATAAGAAACGCTCACTTTCTGTATTTCGTCTATAATCTCTAAACACCGCTCTTTTGTTTCGTATGTTCCTATTTCTTCTAATACTCCGTCAGAAATAAAAATTCTGTGTGTTTCTTTTGGCTCTTGCCCCTTTTTGGCTCTTTTTGTTACACTTCCATACTCCACACATGCATAATTTCCACCCAGCCTATACAGCTTTTCTCTGTCTTGACTTCTTATGTACATGTTGCTCACGTTTTTCCTCTCTTTCTTTTACTTCCCGATAATAAGCGTCCATTATCCACATTTCCTTGCTAAAGGTAAATGATAATGCTATCGGCATGAAAAATGCTGAAATCGTGATAATATCCAAATCCAAAAGAGGTGCAAACGGTGTTGCAATTACCAACACCGCAAATGTCGCAATCCCGCATAATTTCTGCTTAATGAAATATCTTTTTCTTCTGCGTCTTTCATGTTCCCGTTGCTGTAATTGTTTTTTTGCATAATCCATGCCGTTATAAAAATCTTTTGTGCGCTCCATACTTTTCTCTCTTCCCGGCGGTGCTCTTATTCTCATATTGCCCACGCTCCTGTAATGGCTTCGTATGCTGTGTTGCCCCTTTTCACATTAAAAAGTTGCCTAAAACCTGTTGACCGTCCACACGCTCTCTAGCTGGCGTGTCCACTGCTCCAAATTCACAGCACCCAGCGTGTAGTTGTTCGCCTGCTGCCACGCTGTCGCAGGTTGCCACGTTCCTGCTTTCAATGCGCCGTATGGGACTTGAACCCATGACTTACCGCTTATGAGGCGGTTGCTCTAACCAACTGAACTAACGGCACTCGTGCGGCTCATTGCCGCTTATTCATTAAACAAAAAGCCTTTTTCTATTAAAAACCTTATCCAATCACAGCCCGTTACATCGTCCCGCTCAATGAATTTGTAAAAACTCTCTGTGTCCTTTATTTCGTAATTCTTCAAAATGTTTCTTGCGTTTTCCACTGCTGGCGTTTCAAAAATATTCTCTGCGTAAAATGTAGCCTCTATAGTTCCGTAGTTGTTCTTCCCTGCTGGTATTCTCATTTCCACTACAACTACATTCTTTTTGCTTTTTCTCCCTACTCCCTTTCTTATCACTACTGCCTCGCTGAATAGCCAGCCGTTCCAACCACTACGCATAGGTGCAAACTGTGTGCGTGGTACTTTCACTAAGTCCCCTGCCTGTAATTTGTTAAAATCTACTTTCTTCATGTTCTTTGCCTCTCTTTTGTTATTTTGAT